TCTCTGGTTGAAGGGCGCATTTGCTATGATGCCTTTGTTCTGGATAACAAGGTAAAGGCCCTGTATTATCAGGCACAGACGGAGTAAACACAAAAGTGTTGATATGCCGGGATGCTCTTTGGAGAGTGCCCCGGCATATTTTATAAAGAAGGTGTTCAAATGAAAACGGTAGACCGCCTAATTGTAAAAGCCAAAAAGAAATGTGGTACAGAAAGCCTTATCACGGGTTTTGTATGCCCGATAGGGTTTGATTCGTGGGTTGCACGGACACATATTGGGAATAGCGCACACGCTGGACGGTTGCGAATTGTAACGTGTGGGCAGTTTAATTCTATTGATGCTGCCGTTGATGCAATCCATGCTTTAGGGGAACAATACCCAAATAATAAAGATGCAGTGATTTTTATAGAAGATGTTTTTCAGTAAAGGGGTGATATGATGGCAAAGCGAAATCTTAAACTTGATACCCCGGATAATATCAGAAAGGCCCTTGCAAAGGTGGCAAATATGACCTATAAGGGCGAACTGGATACCAAGACGGCAAATAGCATCATATTGGCCTGTAACGCCATTCTAAGTGGAATCCGAACGGATGAACAGGAAAAGAAGTTGATTGAACTGGAACGCATTTTAAGCGAATAGGAGCCGCTGCCATGACTGCAAAGGAGTATTTGGAACAAATCCGCAGGTTGCGAGTTATTGTTGAACAGTGCAAAAAAGAAAAGGCCTTTTTGGAACATCTGCAAATGATGCACCTTACCAACGAACAAACGAAAACGCATTGTCAGATGCTTGAAAAAGAAGTCAGTGCAAAGATTGCTGAACTGCTGCCGGAAATTGAAATGCGTGCAAAACAAATTGAGCAACTGAGCAATTTGAAGCATTTTGAAATTCTCTATCAACGATATGTTATGCAAAAGAGCATGGTAGCGATAGCGGATGATATGCACTATTCGTACCGCCATACGATAAATCTACATACACAGGCCCTTGAAGCGTTTGAAGCAATCTATCACAATAAACGACAGGAGAGCGCAGAATATGGGAAAATATGAATTGCTGATTGGCACAGGTAAAACAGAAGGATTTGTTCCATCTGTTCAGGAAGATGCAACACTGTCCCTTCACCGGCGGAGTACGCCCGGCAGGTTGTCTTTTAGTATGTTGAAGAACACAGCACCGGCATTTGAAGAAGGTGCCCCGGTACATCTAAAAATAGATGGTGTGCCGGTGTTTATGGGCTATGTGTTTACCATGGAAGCAACAAAAGACCATTTTCTGACAGTGACGGCTTATGACCAAATTCGCTATTTGAAGAACAAGCAGTTTTATAAGTACACCAATAAAACAGCAACACAGTTCATTCAGATGGTTGCAGATGATTTTCACCTGAAGACGGGTGTTCTGGATGATACCGGGTATGTAATCGGCAGAAGACGTGATGACAGTTCACTTCTTGACCAAATCGAAACGGCACTTGATTTGACTCTTGCCAATGCCAAGAAAATGTTTGTGCTGTATGATGATTTTGGAAAACTGACATTGAAAAATATCGCAAACATGAAAATTCCTAATTTTCTGGTTTATGATGGAAACACGGAAGACTTCAAATATACGTCCAGCATTGACAAACAGACCTATAACAAGATCGTTCTGATGTATAACGATAGCGAAAAGGGCGCAAGAACCCCGTGTGTTGCATCGGATGAAGCGAACATGGACAAGTGGGGTGTGCTGCAATATTTCGATGAAAGTTTAACAGCAACTGAAAACGGCAAAGCGAAAGCAGAAGCATTGCTGAAACTGTACAACCGTAAAACTAAAAATCTGAAGTTGCAAGGCGTTGTTGGAAATCCCAATGTACGGCCCGGTTGCCTGATTCCCACGCTACTGGATTTGGGCGATGTGAAACTTCAGAATTATATGATGGTTGAGGAAGTCACCCATCACTTATATCTGGATGAACACAGTATGGATTTAACACTGGTTGGAGGTGGTTTTATTGCCTGACTTCAAATTACAACAACCCATATAACACGAAAAAACGCACTTTTGAAATCCGATTTTCAAAAGTGCGTTTTTTCGTTATTGGGTTTAATCCCAGTGTATGCCGTCTTTGGGGTATAACTCCAAAATGTCATAAAACTTTGAGATTTCTGAAATGCTCTTACCTTCTTTCAAGGCTGTCAGCACTTCAATTTTTTCATCCAGCAGTTCATCACTGTCCAGATTAAAAAACTGTTCCAGCTGTGGGGGGAAGATCACTTCAGAAAATAACTGTCTGACTTTTACACCTTTCACAATCATTTCACGGTTCTGACCACCTGACACGAGCGTGGTTCGGGTCAGCTCATCCAAAATATTTTTCAGCTTCATTTTACCATGTTACCAAACAAAATGCTATATCCATCTGATCACGCCTTGCCTGTTTGGAACGGATAGTGTATAATACGTTCAAAGCGGTTTAACACACTTTGAATATCGGCTTGAACATACGTTTTTCCGTTTGGTGGCAATGCCACCTGTTTGCCACCATCCCCCGACAACCGCACAAAGCCGCATGCGTATTGGTATATTGAAATCGTTGAATAAAGTTGGTTTTGAGTTCCCAGAAGTGCCCACAGCAGATTGAATTTTGAACTTTTAGCACTTTTCAATAAACACGGCATTGCGAATGTGTCATCGCGCTTTCCAAGGGCGAGATCGACTCCTGAAAAGGGATGCACTGAAGTACTTTAAGATGATTTGATTTACAATTTGCCCGTCTGGTTTTCAGGCGGGCATTTTCTTTTGCCGGAATATGGTGTTTCCACTTTTATCGTGGTACAATAGATGCAAGAATCATTTTTCAGGAGAAGCACCCTGCCATCCGATTTATAGGACACCCATTGTTGTAAAATCAGGATGTCCACCTATCACAAAAACAAGGAGCAACGTATGCCAAACGATAAGATCACCGCTGTAGGTGCCAACATTGCCGAAAAAGCCGCCATGATCTGGAACGTAGCCGATATGCTGCGGGGGCCGTTCAAGCCCCACGAGTACGGTCTGGTCATTCTGCCCATGACCGTGGTGAAGCGGTTCCACGACTGCCTGCTTCCCACCCATCAGGCGGTGCTGGACACCTACGAAAAGGTGAAAAAGCTGCAGGTCATCGACGGCTTTTTGCAGAAGGCCTCCGGTTACCAGTTCTATAACACCAGCCGCTTTACCTTCGAGACCCTGCTGGCAGACCCGGACAACATTGAGTCCAACTTCCGGGATTACCTGTCCGGCTTCTCTGCCAACGCACAGGACGTGCTGGCAAAGTTCGACTTTGACAACATCATCAAGCGGATGGTGGAGAGCAATACCCTCTACCTCGTTATCAAGGAGTTTGGCTCCGAGAAGGGCTATCTCGGCCCGGACAAGATCAGTGCCGTGGACTGCGGCTACATCTT